CTCCCAGTCTGACGATGCAGCTTCTTCCGTTGCAGAACTCTGGCTCCGGGTACAACAACCCCAAGTCCGTAGGTGGTACGGACACAACGGCTACCCAGAGCGTAACGGCAACGCAGACCTACCCAATTGACTTGGATACCTTCACGGGTCAGGTCAATATCAGGGTTCGTGGACGGCAAATGTCGATGCGGATTGAGTCTACTGCGCTGGGTACGCAATGGCAGTTGGGAAGTCCCCGAATAGACCTCAGGCCCGATGGGAAGAGATGACCTATGGGAATGCTTGCGTTACGCGCACCTCCTAACCTGCCAAAGCCACCGCAGGAGTACGACCCTGCCTACATGAATCAGTTGCTGAACATCCTGACGTTGTTCTTCAATAACCTGAACTCAGTACAGCAGCTTTCATTGGCGGGGCTAAACTTAAACCTAGATACCTTGCCAACAGACGCAGATTACGATACCCTGCGTGATGGTGATGTTTACAGGGACAGGTTTGATCCCGTAAATGGGCTTAAAATCAAGGCTCCGATATCCTTTGGTTACCACATGACAGGCGTATTTGCATCAGGCGCAGTCGGTACAGTCGTGCCAAATATTAGCGCAGCCCTATCAGGGGTATCCGCAGCGGGAGCAGCGGGAACGGTAACACCATAAACAGAGGTCAGATATGAGCCTACAACTCGCAGCACAACACTTAGCGTCACAGGGTCGCAACGGCGATAGCACGCTAGTTCACATGACCCCCAGCGAGGTTAAGGGTCTACAAGACTTGGCGCTAATGCACGGTGGGTCGCTAACAATCAACCCAACTACGGGACTACCTGAAGCTAGCTTCTTATCTAGCATTCTTCCCACTATTGCTGGTTTTGCGCTTAATACATTCATGCCGGGATTTGGGACTGCGATTGGTGAAATCTTTAGTTTGGGCAGTGCTGCGGGTACTGCGATAGGCGTTGGCGCTATAACAGGTTTGGCTAAAGGTAGTATTTCAGAAGGTTTGATGGCTGGTATGGGCGCGTATGGCGGTGCTAACTTATCTGAAGGCATGATGGGTGCTGGAGCGCAAGAACTTGGTAAAAATGCAACTTCGCAGTTTGCTGATGACGTTGGTCATAGGGCGGGAAATCCTGCTGTACCTACTACTGCAAGTGCTTGGGATAAGATTAGTGCTGGTGCTACTAGTGGTCATGTGGGTGATTACATGAAAACTATGGGTGGGCCGAGTCTTATGCAGTCTGGTCTTATGGCTGCTTCGCCTATTCTTGCAGATGCAATGGTTCCTACCACAACTAAGGCTCCTCCTGTACAGAATACGGCGTTTATTCGCCAAAAGATATACGATCCCGGCACAGGCACTTACCGCAGTTTGACTCCCGTAGCCGCTTCGAATTGGGGCAATAGGAGCTTTTCTGATGTGTATGCTAATGGTGGCATTATGTCTTCCGATAAAGTTAAGCATTACGCTAATGGTGGTTTTACCAACGAGCAGGTTGCCTCCTACATAAAGGACAACAAACTGAGTTCCGATGATGCCCGGATTGCTGCGGGTAAGTTTGGTGTAAGCGAAAGCCAGCTTATGCAAGCACAGCAGCTTCTTGGTTCCGGGGATGCAAACCTGACGGGTGTCAATGCTGCACACAATGCATACCAAGCTGCCGTTGCCGGAAAGCCAGACCTAGTCGCGCAAAATGCAAATTTTTCAACAGCAAATAATCTAACCACCAGCCCGACAGGAGGAAACTCCAACGCATTCTTAGCTGCTTCTAACACAGCTACAGGCGGGATAGGACTTCCAGCACTGGACGCCAATCTTCAAACATATGCAAGAAACGTAAACCCGACTTTTATAAACACATTACCCGGAGCAACGGGAGGGGGTCTGGATTCCTTGGCCGAAATACAAACGCGCATCCGTGCTGACATGGCTGCTAATGGCGTAAGCGAAGCGGATATGCAACGCGCTACTGGGCAAACAGTTGCCCAACTTGCTGCAAAGGGTGTGCCAACGGAATATGGTGTTTTTGATGCCGCTAATGCCTGCCCTGCTGGATACCACTGGGACGCAGGAGCCAAGTCTTGCGTTTTGAATTTTCCTGAAAAAGTTGATACATTTAATACTGTTACTGATGCTGTTTCTGTACCAAGTATTATAAAGACCCAAGCAGACACCTTTGATTCCGCGCCCACGCTAACGGGACAAGCTGCACTTCATCCTGAAATTGCTTCGGGTATGAGTGGCGCAGGCAACGTGGTAACTAACACAAACGGAACAATTACGCAAAGGCCAGATATTCCCGGTATCCCCGTAGGTGGATTCGTCGGTGCAAAAAACATGCGGGACATCTATGAAACAGGTGGCGGCAGTCTGGGGTACACCTCACCGACTCCTACTTCCTATCAAGCTTTAGAAGATGAATATTCTAGGTCGGCTAATCAACAAGCCATACTGGACTATATGCAGGGCAAGCCGGGAGCTAAGTATCCCACTAGGCCAATTATTGAAGGTGGTGGAGAAATCTCTAAATCATATAAAGAGATGCAAGGGTATCCTGCAAGTTCTAATAAACAATGGAATTACGATCCTAAGACGCAGCAATACTCTAAGAACCGTGATTATGTGCCAATGAATCGGGATAAGGGGGGCGATCCTGTATATGGTATGTCCTTGAATGCTGTCAAAAAGGCATACACTGATCAGGCAGTGACCGATGCTGATCTTTTTACATGGATGAATACGCAAGACCTTACGCCACAGGATCTTTCGGATGCGCTAGGTATCCCCTTGTCTGCTGTCATGGCTAAGTTTGGTACTAAGAAAGTAGCCGCCGATGGTGGAATGATGTATGCTAAAGGTGGTGTTGTTACTAAAGATGCTGATGGTGTAGAACATAAGGTAATGGACAACGGCACGGCTTGGATCAGGCGCAATCCGTTCATGGCATGGGAGCGTGACTTTAACTATTCGATGTCTGACCCGTACGCAAGCTCGTCAACGATTAAAGGGGGAGATGCATCGGGCGGCTCTCCTTCCCCCAGTCTTGGTAGAGACAACGGGACTTATAGCGGGTTGACTGGGCCAGATAGCGTATTTGGACAAGACCCGTCTAAGGTAGGCGTTTCGGATCTGAGCGACTATGGTGGGTTACCCGGAGCAAGCGTAGCTTCGCAAACTGGCCCTGCTACAGGTACAACAGGTGGTACTCCGGCAGATGCACAAGGACTTGGTGGGCCAGCCCCCGGCGCTCCCGGTGGCCCTGACGCTGGTAATCCAGACGGCGCTGATGGCGCTGGCCCCGGTAGTGCTGGCCCCGGTAGCGATGGCTCCGGTGAAGCTAATGGAGGTGTGATTGGGCGCTATCCGTCGCATGGTGAGGGAACCCTTGGCTCTTACTCTGATGGTGGTCGCTTATTGCGTGGCCCCGGCGACGGTGTATCTGACTCAATTCCTGCGACAATAGGTGGTCGGCAACCTGCTCGACTTGCAGATGGTGAATTTGTGGTTCCTGCGCGTATCGTGTCTGAACTTGGTAATGGCTCCACGGAAGCTGGAGCGCGTAAACTTTACGCAATGCTAGATCGTATTCAAGCACATCGTGGCAAATCAGTTGGCAAAGGCAAGGTAGCCGTTAATAGCCGTGCTGATAAATTTCTTCCCGCATAAGGACAAATCATGGCTGACCCAACGACAGTAACGCAGTACCAGACTGGCTTTGCTCCAGAGATTGCTCCTTATGCACAAGACCTATTGGGGCAAGCGCAAGGTGTAACTGATACAATCGCAAATCCGTATCAGGTATATCAAGGGGAGCGGCAAGCTGCGTTTACCCCAATGCAGATGCAGTCGTATAAGAATGCGGCAATGATGCAGACGGCTCCCCAGTTGCAAGATGCAACGGCTATGGCGGGGCTTGCCGGGATGGGGGCGCTCAATACAAACTTTACATACAACCCGTACTCAGCATCGCAGGTAAATGCAGGGCAACTAAGCAACTACCAGATGGGTGCGCCATCTTCCGTAAACACACAATCGTGGACTGATCCGGGCATGGCCCAGAGCTTCATGAACCCGTACCAGCAGAATGTTACGGACATAGGACTGCGTAAAGCGAACGAGCAAGCTGGAGTGGCTGGAGCGCAACGTGGTGCGCAAGCTGCGGCTTCTGGAGCCTTTGGGGGTTCCCGTCAAGCCATAGGAGATGTGGCAGCGGCATCAGGTCTGCGTCAGCAGTTGGGTGATATTCAAGCGCAGGGTAGCAACGCTGGATACATGTCGGGCATGGGTCAGTTCAACGCCCAGCAAGCAGCTAACCTTCAGGCGCAGCAAGCCAATCAACAGGCAGGATTGACCGCTGGAGGACAGAATCTTAACGCCATGCTTGGCGTACAGCAGTTGGGTTCCGGGCAAGCCTTACAAGCACAGTTGGCTAATCAACAAGCACAGCAAAGTGCAGCGCAACTAAATGCACAGCAGGGTCAGTTCGGTGCGGGGCTTGGACTCCAAGGACTTCAGACTGCTATGACCGGAGCGAACACGCTAGGCAATTTAGGCCAGACGCAGTATGGTCAGAACATAGGTATTAACCAACTACAGAACCAGCTTGGTACGCAGCAGCAGGGGCAGTACCAGAACATGGTGAACAATCAGTACCAAGATTTCTTGGGCGCTCAGAACTACCCGTACAAGCAACTGGGCTTTATGTCCGATATGTTGCGCGGCCTTCCCCTGTCTACACAGGGCAGTTCCGTATATGGGGGCACGGGAAACACCGCTGCGCAACTGCTCGGTACTGGATTAAACATAGCTAGTGGTGCTGGAGCATTTGGTACACCTACTAAGGCTGAAGGTGGTGTGATAAATGGCTACGCAGAGGGCGGGATGCCAATAAGTAGGCCCACTGAGCAGAAGCTTACTAGTATGATGGATGGTCTGTCTGATCAACAACTTCAGCAGATTCTCCAACGCCCAACTTCCCTAGCTGAGTTTAAGCAGGCTCAAGAAGAAATTGCGTTCCGTACTTCAACTCGCGGAGCAGGTATTGCCAGTGCGCTACCTAACCCAGAATCTCAAGTCAATATGGCTGGCGGCGGTGGGATCATTGCGTTTGCAGATGAAGGACTAGTACCCCCGGCAGAAGTATCAGAAACCGCAATTGGTAAGTGGATGCGGGAGCGAAAGGAAAATTTAACCGCAGAAAGAGAAAAAAAACAGCAGCAAATAAAACTTGGTGAACAAAGAGTTGCTGCTATAGTTCCTCCGTGGGAGTCTGTTACGCCCAGCGAAAGGGCGGCAAGGGAAGCAAAGGTAAGTGCTATAGAAGCAAAACAAAATCCTGTAAGCGAATGGGATACTTTAGAACCAAATTCTGTAGGGCTACCACCTGTCTCACGCCCACAACCCAAGCTAAAAGCCAAGCCAGCACCTACGGCTGGAAAAGGCATATCTTCCGCGCTTGATAGTCTATCTGCGCAATCGGGTGAGTCACGAGAGAATTTAGATACAGCGTTTGATAGGATTTACGGGAAGCTGCGCGAGTCCAGTAAGGCTGATCTTGATGAGCTTCACAACGCAATGAAGGAATACGCCAAGCGCCCAGATGAGATCAGGGCCAATTCGATGAACGCTATGATTGGTAAGTTTGGCGCTGCTTTGGCAAAGTCTGGTTCTAAACCGGGAGCTACATTCTTGGGTTCTTTAGCTGAAGGATCGGCTGCTATACCTGAGTCTATGGCTGAGACAGATAAGCTGGTGCGGGAGGCACAGGACATGAACATCAAGGCTAAGGAAGCCGATGCTAGGTTTAGAATTAGCTTAAATAGAGGCGACAAAACTGCTGCGATGCAGGAACTTTCAATTAAACGTCAATTGGAACAAGGACAAGCTTCCCTTGTTGAACAGATTAGATCTAACAAAGCGACAGAAGAACTTAAAGGCCGACAAATTGCTGCTACTACTGCGCGGTATGCTGCTGCTGCGGGTTCAAAACAGTCCGCGCCTATTCTTACTGCTTTTGGAAAGGCAGATGATAGGGCTGAAAAAATGACTAAAAACTATCGGGCTACTCCAGTAGGTATGCAAGATAAGCGTTCTGATACTGAAATTTTTAGAGGGTATCGAAAAATGTTTAGAGAGTCAATAACTTCAGGTATAGGATTTGGGCCTACTGGTGAAGTATCTGATGTTGATGACACTGATGAAGGTTAAACATGGCAACTTATCAGGTTAAAGGCCCAGACGGTAAGTATCATGGATTTCAAGGCCCAGAAGGGTTACCAGCTAATCTGGTAAATTTACTTGCCCAAGACTTTTTTGAGCCTGCTGAAGAAGTAGCTCCTCCCCCGCCAGCACCTGTAGGTGAGTCTGGGTTTCTGCCGTCCGTGTACCGTGGAGGGCGTGGGGTTGCTTCACTGCTTACTGATGTGCTTCCCGCTATGGCTGCAAAGGCTGTGGGACAGGATGAGTATGCAACTAAGAAGTTGGTGCAAGCTGCTGCGTACCAGAAAGAAACTGAACAAAAGTATCCCGCTGAAGTACCATCCTATACCAACATAACTGGTGTCGGAACCGCACTTACTTACCTAAAGGAAGCCGTAGGGGAAGCTATTCCTTCGATGATTCCCAGTCTACTTACTGGTGGCATGGCGTCTATTGCAGCGCGTCCCGCCATAAAAGCGGCGATGACTGTAGCTACTGAGGTAGCTGAACGGGAAGTAGCTAAGGCAGCAGCTAAGAATATTCTTACACAAGAGTCGCTTGAAGGAATTAAGAAGTTTGCCATTGATGCTGGTGCTAAGGAAGCCCAGAAGATAGCCCTGACTTACGATGCCACGGGTGCATTGGTTGGCTCGGCGCTTCAGAATATACCTGATGTATACCAGAATGTATATGACAAGACGGGTAAGCAAGATCTAGGTACAGCCCTAGCTTTCGGTGGGTTCAATGCTGTACTGGATGCAGTAACTCCGTTTAATATTCTTCGCAAGATGCGCACATCTGGCATAGAGCCAGAGCAGTTGATTGGCGCATGGTACAAACGTGGCGCTTTGGGTGCGTTGGAAGGGTTTGCAACGGAGGGTAGTACCGAAGCATTGCAGGAGATGTCTTCAGTTGCCGCTGAGAACCTTGTGGCTAGGCATGGTGAGTTCTTTAATCGTGAGAACTTTGTTAGGTTTGTAGACGCTGGACTCAAGGGTGGTCTAGGCGGTGGCGTTATTACGGGTGCTACTAACGTGGCATTTGGCAAAGGAGAACCCAAAGCCCCGGAGGTTGTTGCCCCGGTTACTGAGGAAGAAGCCCCTCCTGCTGTTGCTGGAACCACTGCCCCCGTTGCTCCTCTAACACCGGGCGAACAAGACTTTGAGATTAACGCACCGGGGTTTGTACCCGCAGGCACAGTTACCACTGCGCTGACGCCTGAACAAGCTACGCTCAAAACAGAGATTGATGCGCTTAAGGTTGAAAATGAAGCGCGTAGAGTTAGTTTAGAAAAAGCCCCCCTGCCTACAGAAAAGGGACAGGCAGCTAGGCTAGCTAAGTATGTAGCTACGATTGAAGAGATTAAACAGAAAGAAATCCAGCTAGCCGCACTACCTACAACTCAGCCAGCATTAGAAGATGTACCAGAACTAGGAGCCGCAAATGCTACAGAACTTGGATCAGAAGTTAGTGGAGCAGGCATTCCTATATCTGGAAAACCCGATACAGGAGTCACCACCGAAGGAACTCCGACACCTGAACGATCTGGAGTGGTTTCTACTGGACAGGATGCTCCAGTCATTGATACAGGAAAAGAACAGCCAGCCTCTACAGTAATTACTGAAGAGCAAATTGCTGCTGCGCCTACGCCGCCTGTAGAAGTAGGATTAATAAAGAAAGTAGCCTTCGATATTCTTGAAGCTGCGCCCAAGGTGCTGACCCCTGCGGAACTACAGAAGCAGCTACTACAACCGGATACCGCTGCAAAGTGGACAACAGATAAAGAGCCTGTACTAAGCCTGAAAGAAACTGCGGGGCTGATAAATGCCATCATGCCGTCGTTGACCCCCAAGGTTAAAGCAAAAGCGGCAACGGTGACACCACTTGCTAGGCCAAGCAAGGCTGCAATCAATGAAGATATTGCTAAGTATGAAAAACAAATAGGTACTGAGTACGATAAAGAATATAAAGAATACTCAGATAAAAATGGAGCATACAACTTATTGCAATGGGGAGATTTACCTAGAGATGCAAAAGATGTGTTTCTTAATAAGGTAACAGAAAATACCCCGGAAGAACGCAGTAAAGGTTTTGCAGTTTTAACTAGCTATATTAGTAAGGTCAGGGAAGCCCAGCTAGAAACCTCTGAGGATAAAGGACTTCCAGCACCAGCAAAACTAAAAGCAGATGTAGTAGCAGGTAAGTATGAGCGTAATCGCCATACATATCAATATAGAGATAGACTTACATACCCCTCATGGGATCAGCTTACTACAGAACAGCGCGAGATATTTGAAAATAAACTTAACGAAGAAGCTCCTAAGCATAAAAAGTCTAAGGAGCCAATGGTTAGTAAGGCAAATGCTGAACATGAAGACACAGCATTTAAAGCAGTATCAGACCATCTAGTTAATGAGGGTTATGTAGCCAAGCCGGGGGTTACATACGGTGAGGTTCGGGAAGCACAACTTAAGCAACAAGAAGCTAAAAGACTTACGGACATACAGAAAGAACGTGCCGTAGAAGAACCTAAATCTGAAACAGAGTACTCTGCCAAATGGGAATACAAAGCAAATGAAGAGTACATACCTAAATTTACAGATGAAGAGTTAAATAAAACCGCGCCTAACTCTGCGCCTATCCATGATGCAAAGATAAAGTTTCTACCTGATAATATAGTTACGGCAATTAAAAGCGGAAATCTACAGCCTTTATTAGATCATCTCAGAATCCGTACTCCTATTAAAGTATCTGACGTTGTAAGTAAGATTGTTGCTCAACGGATGTATGAGTTAGTTAAAGATGTCAAAATTAAATTTGTAGATAAATTAAATAAAAACCATATAGCCGAATACGATGCGGTTTTTAATACTATATTTGTTACATCTAGTGGGCTTAATGAATACACAATGCAGCATGAGTTAGTTCATGCGGCTACCGTAAAGATACTTGATCTGTATATAAACCGTAAAGGAGTTGGGCTTACAGCAGAACAGAAACAAGCAGCGGAACATATTATTAAGCTGATGGAACACGCCAAAACAAAATTGGGTTCTAAAGTATATAAGGAAGCTTTCACAAACCCGTTTGAGTTTGTAGCCTATGCTTTATCAAACCCACCATTTCAGATGGAGTTGGCGCGTATGGGTGGGCCGCATGGGATGGCTAGTCTGTCTCCTGTTGGCAAACCTTCGGCGTGGTCTGAATTCCTGCGTAGCATAATAGATGCTCTTGGGCTTAAAGAACTTGTTAATCTAATATCGTGGCAAAAGGCTACAGGAAAAACTCCCACTACCAATGTGCTTCTAGAAGTAGCTGAGGCGTTTAACCGGATAGCATCTGCTCCTGAGGGTAATATAGAGATAGCTCCGTTGCCAGCAACGGCAGCGGCGGCATCGACCACTAAGCAAGCGCCCCCTAAAACTCCTGCGTATGTAACCACTGCCGAGGCATTGGCGCAAGTGGCTATCAAGGATAAGGGTGCGGCATCGTCAATTAAGAACCTTGGGACTACTCGTGGACTGCAATGGCTTGCTACCATGTTTCAGAATGATCGCTACGAACTTAAGCTTGCTGAAGATCGCGGGGCGCTGTTTGGTATTCTAGAACGCCTTGGTGACAAACTTAATAATGTATACGGGCAGATTACTCGCTCATCGGGCATAGCAGTTGACTTGTATGCAACGCGCCTAAAATTCCCTACAGAGAGAGTCAACCATGCGGTTGAGTCTTATGCGAACAAGCTTGGTATATCCATTAAAGACGCTCTAGCGCGGCTCCACCTTATACTTGAAGCACGCCATGAGCCAGAGCGCCGTGCCGTTAAGTATCTACGCAATGTTCCTTTGGATGATGCTAATAAGAATTATCTGCGGTACGGGAAAGACGCAAGTGGTAACCCTCTATATTACTCAGCGGCAGGGTTCCGTGAAGCTGTTCTTAAAGCATTGTCTCAGCCGATGCCTAAACTTTCCGATGCGCAACGCAAGCAATGGGCGCAAACCTTACGGGGTATGCTGGATAAAGTAGTTGCCGATAAAAACTCCCACGCCATAATAGACAGCAAGGGGAATGCTATAGGGGCTGATCTCTTTGATATTAACAGCGTTCACTACAATGTAATTGCTGACCGTCCTTCAGCAGATATTGCTAGGTATACAAGAGACCTTGATACAAAGGCAGATAAAAAAGAAATTGATGCAGTATCAGATGCAATTAAAGCAGTACATGAGATTACGATAGACCTTAATAGGGAAGCTAACTACTGGTCACAGCCTGTATCCAATGTCGTAGACTTTTATGGGTTTAAGAATTATGTGCCATTTAAAGGGCGTCCTGAAGGTAAAACTATTGATGAAGAGTTTAATATAGATAGCAAGCGTCTTGGTGGCGAGATGCAGGAGGGGCAGGATACCTTCCAAGGGCGTATGTCTGAGTCTGAGAATCCAATCCTGCAATCACTTGCAGATGGCGCAACTGCTGCTCTACGGGCTGGGCGCAAAAACCTCACGCTAGCTGTTAAAAATGCTGTTAATAAAAGCGCAAGGATTCTGCACGGTAAAGTTATAGGCCATATAAAATTTGAGGATCGGTTTCTTGGCTCTGTAAATAAGGCTATGCTTGGTGGAGAAAACAAAATCTTCCACTATAACCAAGATGGCACGATTGATATTATTGAGTTAACTGATAAGAAGCAGAAGGAAGCCCTCCGTCGATCCTATCGGGAATCCCAGCCTGTAATGGACATAGTAAATAAGATAACTAGTGGGATTGGGCAGGGGCATACACGGTACAACCCAGCGTTTGCTCCGATGAACTTTGTGCGTGACTCACTCACTAATGCATTCACAATTGGTGCGGAACTTGGCGCATCCCGTGCAGGCAAGCTGATCAGCGGTATCTCTCAAGATGTAGCTAGCGGTGGACTGTACAGGGCGCTTAACTATTCCAGCCTGTATGCCAATGGGAAGTTTGACCAGATTAAAACATTGGCTGGTGGAGATAAAGCCTATAACAGCCTTACGGATAAAGAACGGTATTACCGGGATCTGTCTGACTATGTGACGATGGGTGGCAAGGTAGAATACCTGCAAAGTGTGGCGGCGCGGGGTAAGTTAGAAGAATTGGTTAAAGAGGTTGGTCGTTCAGGCATCTTGCTTAAGAAAGACCAGATAGATAAGTTTATTGACGTCTACAACGATATGTTTGAGTTGTCTAGTCGTGTTGCTAGCTATAGGATGCTCAAGACAGAATTTGAAGCTGAGAATATTAAGAAGGGCATGGCCCCGGCAAAAGCTAGGGAAGATGCACAGATACAAGCAGTTGAGTATGCCAAGAATCTAGCCAACTTTGAGCAGGTTGGGCGCTGGGGCAAGAACGCCGGGGCGTTGTTTATGTTCTTCCGTCCCGCAGCTACGGGTGCTGTTCGTGCGATTGAGTCGCTTGCCCCTGCGTTTGGGTTCAATGAAAAGAACTTTAGGTTAAAAGCCGAGGCTGAACTAACGGGTACACTTAAAGCAGAAATTGACTCACTTAAAGCCAAAAATGAAGCGCGTAAGGGAAAAGTAGAAGAAGCGGAGCAGTATATAGCTACGCTTGAAAAAATTAAACAGAAAGAAATTCAGATAGCCCCCATGCTTGCTAAGATAGATGCGGCTGTAGCTACTATGTATGAGCGCCAGCACCATGCTCGTGTAATGGCGGGTTCCCTCGCGGGTATGGGTATGGCTATGTATTTTATGGCCTTGATGATGAGCGGTGATGATGAGCAGGGGCGCAACAAAGTACTGAACGATGATATGTCGCGCTGGGGCAAGTATGCGCGGTTCCCTATTCCCGGCACGGATGTGATTATCCAGATACCTTGGGCTTTTGGTATAGGGACTTTTGCTGCCGCTGGCGCACAGCTAGCATCATTGGCTACTGGCAAGCAAAAGATAGTTGATGTATTTACCAATATTGGTGTTATGGGACTAGAAAACTTCTTGCCCCTACCAGTATCGCGTATAAACCCAGTTGATAATTTACCTGCGGCAATATTTGATTCTGTTACCCCCTCCCCCCTGCGTCCGTTCTTTGAGTATGTGATGAACCTTGATGGGCTTGGGCGTGAGATATATAACAATCGCCAGTCTAAATATGGTGATGCCTACACAGGTGGCGATAATATTCCTGAGATGTACAAGCAAGTAGCGCGTAGCCTCTTCAATGCCACTGATGGTAAAACAGATATTAGCCCAAATACTCTGTACTTCTTTATGAGTAATTATCTGGATGGCTTTAACAAAATATTAGGGGGCGCAACTAACTTAGGCTTGCTTGCTTCAGGTGCAAAGGACTTTGATCCCAAGAACGATATGGTTCTGCTGAGTAGCTTTATTGGGTCTAAGTCCAACGTCGATGCACGCGAGTTTAGCGAGGCAGAAAAGCAAATTAAGGATATGGATAAGCGCATCAACTCGCTTAAGGACAAGCCAGAGATGCTATCTAGATACATGGAAAGTAATCCAACAGATTACTACATGGTGCAGTATTACAATCAGCAAGTTAATGGTAGTCTAAAGAAATTGCGAACAGTTGCGGGTCAAGTCCGTAGTAGTACTGATCTTACTATAAGGGATCGTAAGTTGCAAACTGAGCAGATCAACCAGATGGAAAACGTGGTCAAGCGTCAACTGCTGGACTCGTTTGAGTACATCAAGAAGGGTGCTAGCTAACGCGCCAAGTCCGACAACCGAAGATACCCTCCTCGGTTGTCGTGTAGACTCTGACCCTGATTCCCGCTTTTTTAGCCGTTGTGTCGATGATATAAGTCAAGTAGGAGGGCTTCATGGTCGGTATAAAGAAGCTATCTCCCACCTGCATACCTGAGTAGGGAAAGACCCAAACAGGTTCATCGTATGGCTGTGAATCACTCGGCGGCTTTTTCTTCATTTGCCGTAAACATATGCTCTATGTTCATCTCAATCTTGTAGGCGTATATATTAGTTGAGCCAAACGCTGTCTTCCAGCCAGCCGCCATCTGCTTACGCGACTTTGCCTTCAGGATACCCCGCTTGGTTAGTTCGCCCTCAAACCATGAAATACTTAGCTTGTTCATCTTGAGGTATTCCTTGACCGCACTACAGGAAATCCAGATGCTACCCTCATCCACATTGGCTGTAATGTTTAGCGCATTGCGCGGTTCCATGCTGATCTTGTTATCTCGGAACACAAGGCAGTTCTGAATGTTTCTGTTGATGAAGTCACCCAGCACGCTCTCTGCCTTACTGTCATCGTCTGCACTCTTACCGCTAATGATGTCATCAAAGTCTGAACCTACTACCTTAAAGATTCGGTCGAGATTAAAATCTAGTAGGCCCATTGAGTTGGCAATCTTACCCGCCAGCATTGCCACACCCTGAAGATTAGACAGGAAACGGTACTCGGCGTTCTTTGTGTGCCTATCCCCTACGGCTAGGTATTCTTTTGTAACCCTGCTTCGTATCTCAGGAATGCCTATCTTGAATAACTCTTGTATGTATAGCGGCCCTGCATATCCATGATTACGCTTGAGTGAATCAAACATGACCATGCCTCGTTCATCCGTCAACTCATAGCCCGGAACCATTGGCTTTTGTATCGTAGGTTCAAGGATACGCATTTCTTCTGCGTTTGTGTCACCCTTGTACACAGCCATCAATTCCTTAAGTTTGATGTTGGTGGTGATAATTGCTATCAGCTTGGTGATGAACGCAATCTCTCGCTCTTGATTTGAAGACGCTTGCATCCGTAGCTTTGGCTGACCAGAAGATATGTTATAGGCAACGTGCGAGACTACCTTACCGTCTGTATTGGTCTGCTCATCTAGTCCGTAGGTGATGTTCTTTGAAGTAATCATGCGACTGATAAGCGCATTCTGAGTGCCATCAAACACAGACAGCTTTTCAGGATGCCCCCAGATGCTCATCGCACCGTACAACGCGCCCGTCTTACCGTACCCTGATTTACCGAACAGGGAAAGAATAACTCCATTGACGTTGGTGAATTCCATAAGGGGGCTTGCGAACCCACACAGGACAGTAAAAGCGTGCCACTCATAGCCGGGGTCATTAAACATCGTCATGATGCGCTTCCACTCCTCAAGAGTGCCGCCCTGCTTGATGTTGTTAACGACATTCTTAGCTAGTGGTGAGGGTGGGCAATGCCTAATATCCCCATCGCTGAAGTATTCATTTGTGCCAAGCACGAATGACTTATGTTCATCTGAAGTCCAACCCTGCTGTATACGCATGATGTCTGCTCTCTTTGTGCTAGTTAAGAAGGTTGACCATTTCATGAAGTAACTCGCTATTCTTGGTATTAGTACTGGTTCAAAAGTAACGCTGTTGTTAGTAAGGAACTCCTTTAGCTTATCGAATGAAGCCACATTTCTAAGGGGCAATAGAAACTCCCTGTCTCCATCGTGCGGCAGTTCAACTTTTACCAGCAAGCATTCGCCATCATGGGGGCTGTTGAGCCTTTGTATTGGGTAAGTAGAGAAGGGCAGTATCAATTCATCGGGGTCTTGTATCATCCCCTTCTTGGTTGATCTAAGAGGTGGCGTGTAATAGATTCCTCCATTGACTCCTCTTGAGTAGGGCTTAAGGAAGCTAGGGAAGATATAGCTTGTTTTGGTGGGCGTATTGGGCCGAATTGGTTGCGCTTCCTCTTCTTCTGTTCCAGTATCTCCTGTAGGGGGGTCGATGGGTTCTTCTGCAACTCTGAGGATTTGTCCAAGCTTGATAGGCCCAGTAATTTTTCCTCGGTAGGGACACCCGCTACAGTTTTCTCTATTCTCTTTCTCAAAGGCGCTGCATCCGTGTGACCATTCAGCTTGTTCAAGAGACTGCTGGGCTTTCTTTTCGGTATTTTCTGAAGAGTAGGTGGGATGTCCATCTGACATTTGATGTATGGCAGTACCGCCATCACGACACCTAACGGCGACAGATATTCCAGCGTACCACAGCGGCTCTGGACAAGTAGCTGCGTTTTCGATGATGTATTTAATTTGAGCACAGCCTGTTCCTTCTAGACTTTGTAGTACTATTTTTGTGAAATCATATTCAAAATTATCCCGGCGCTTCTCATGTATGGCCTTGGTATCCTCATCAAGTCCCTTGTCCACCTGACCAAGATTGAACTCAGGAGTTACCTCACCAAGTAGAGCGCACAAGTCTTCAAATGCTGTAGGTTCAGCGTCCTGAATAATCTCAACAGGTAATGGTTCACCTTTAAGATTGCGGGAGCCGGGTACTCTGAGGATACGCGCTGCGTCGGCAGTTACAGTCTCATCAATAGCCAGACCCCAATCTACGCAGAACTGCTTGAACTTTTCTGCATAGGGCTTCCATGCTTCAGCGGTAACTTCCTCAGTGAAAGGCCAGTACGCATGGATACCGTGCCCCGAGTTGACGATGACAGGTTCAGGGAAGTTGTTCTCAGATACAAACTTGTACAGTTTAATTAGCGCGTCTTCCCATGATGAAAACGGCTTACCCTCCCCGCAATCCAAGTCTATAAAGAAAGCACGCATAGCGATACAAGCAACCGCCTTACGCTGATATCCTTGGAAAGTACCTAAAGCAAAGAATGTGTTGTAGTCTCCTTCATCAAAAGCAGCCATGTGCTTCATGGCCTCATCTATATTTTCGGCAAATTTGGGTCGGACTAATTCGTTTTTAATTCCGACTACACAAATGTTACCCTGCGTTGGCAATATCTTTTCGAAAAATTGTTTGTTCATAGCCGCAGAGACAAAAAAGCGGAGACACCTCCGCTATGTGCGAGTTAAATCGTTAACTCACCGTCTTTTTGCTACCTACCTTGATAGGACTGCCAAGCATATCCTGAAGGTAGATTCGCGCTTCGCTAAGAGTCTTGCACGGTAGCAACCCCCTAGCCATATCCTCCTCTACTAGTTTAATAAATAGTTCCACTCGCTCACGCTTTTTGAACCGTATCTCCCCACCCCTGAACCACGAATGAAGAGTCATGCGTGTGGTATTGAAAACTTGGGCGACATAGGAAGCAGGTAGATTTGCATCAATACAAGTGACAGCTAAATCCAACCCAAGCTTGTATACGCTTGCGGTTTGTACCCTGTTCAGGAGGGCGGGGCTATACGGGCGGCTCATTATTTCTTAGTCCACTTCTTCACTATGTCGTTGACATCATCTGCTCCTGCCACGGCTGGCTTTGCAGTCTGACGCTTGGTGGGTTCAGAAATGGCATCGGGTTGGCTAGGTGGCTCGACTTCCTCAGTCGCGTCTGTCTTGTAGACAGTCAGCCTAACAGCGTTCTCAGCAGCGGGGGTTTTGCCTTGCTGAATAACAGCATCGCGCATATCGGGAGGTACTGCGCTCACTGGCGAGAACAGCAGCCGAGGTACTGGCGAGTTGATATCAAACTGCATTTTGGTCACAACGCGCCCAGCCGAGACATTGTTATTAGCAAGCATCTGAATGTACGGACGGAAAGGCCACTTGCCCCCTTCTTCCTTGCCGAATGAACTAGTCGCTGGCAACACCAACTGATACACATCTCCCGATGGATCATTAGGCAGGACTACAGCGGTGCGCCAAGACAGGCGACAAGCGGTTCCAGTACCCCCTTGACCTGAACCCTTGACTGAGTTGGGGCAGGTAGAGCAGGTTTCCGCATAGGGCGCTCTAACCTCTGCATCTGGAACCTTAGAGTCATTAGACCAGCAAGCAGGGGACAGCTTCACACCCTTCTTATACGAACTGTTGTAGTAGGTGCGGGATGCGTCATGCGCCATCTTGACCACGATGACGTTCATGTAGTTGTCGGTGTTAACACTCTGCTCTTTACCGCCTACGATTTTGCGGAACACGCGCCCCTCAATGGATATGCGCTTATTACCTTTGGTTGCATTACCTGCAACGGCTAGGGTGTCTTCATCAAGGCCCAATTCGATTAGGTCTGATCCTTGAAACATGGTTGCGAGTTGATTACTCATGATTTATAAATACCTTAAACTGTAATTTCACTGGTGGAAGAAGCCTTGCGTACAACAATATCGTACTCACGCAGGGCATTCACGCCGGGAGGTAAGCCTTGACCCACTCTTTCAGCTATGAATTCTTTGAAGTTGCGTTGATGGATGCGGCGTTCAAGCAGATCAATAGAGCCTTGCTCTTCTATGAAAGTCTTGAAGTGATCCCAATCGGTGCAAAAATATCTATCCTTAACTTGGCGCGTTACCGTACCAAAGGTGGTACGCAGCCCACTCACATTCGTCGTATTGCAGATGTCCAGTAAAGCAGCTTCGATCTGTTCCATGTCTGCTTTCAGGGTTCCGTCTTGCGCTTCATAGGAACTTTTTAGGTTCTCACGTTGTCTCCTTATTGTCAAATAGGTTTCTACTAATGCTTCTGTGTTAACCATTGTCTGCTCCTAATTCTTCACGATACAGGTCTACCAATTTCTCGTGTAAGTCCACCTTGCTTTGCAGCATTGCGTACATACGGCGCTCCACCTCAGACCCTTGGAGGTGTATTACTGTCATACTGTTCTTCTGCCCTACTCGGTCAATCCGGGCAATACATTGCAGATAGGTTTCAACAGACATGACGGGTGACCAGAACACAACCGTGTCCGCAGCGGTCAGCGTGACGCCGTGCGATGCAGCTTGCGGTTGTATTAATAACACTCTAGGATCGGTCATAGTTTGAAACCGATTAAAGATAGTGGAGCGCGAGTTCGCTGTAACATCCCCGGAAATAACTTCATTAGTCACCCCGGTCTTATTCAAGTAGTTCTTCAGCAGCGTTAGTGTGTGCTTGTACGGTACAAAGATTAGAACCTTGTGAAGCGCCTCGTCCAGAACTTCTTGCAGGGCGTTGAGTCTTGGGGTGATGTCAAACTCCACCACATTGCCACCATCTGTGTAGACAGCGCCCCCGGATAGTTGGAGCAAGCGAGTCAGAGCAGCCGCAGCGTTGACCGTACTGATAGTCTCACCTACGGTAGTTATCTGCATTTCCTTCAGTAGTTCCTTGTAGTACTTCAATGCCTGTGGGGATAGCGGCACTACTCGCGTCTGGTACACAACATCAGGCAGATCAAGGCATTGGGCTTTCTCGTACCGGATGGCTGGCTGCAACGCATCAAACACCATCTCCCTAGACCCTACCTTTGGAACCCATTTGAACTTGGTAATCTGGGTCATTACCTTGTCTTTCCATGCCGTCATGTACTTCGGTACATTGTCTGGGTTGATCATCTTGGCAAGCCCAAATGCATCCATAGGAGACTGCGCGGCGGGAGTCCCGGTCATCATCCACATATACGCATCTTTCCGCACTAGCCTAGCCAATGTGCGCCACCGTTTGGTTGATGCTGTCTTGTAGGCATTGGCTTCATCCACAATGATCAGATCGAACCTAGCCTCTGCTATAGCCCCCTGAACTACATTCACACCATCGTAGTTGATGATCACAAAGTCGTAATTGCCTTTGATAATCTTCTCGCGCTTTGAGGTAGCGCCATGCGCGATAGCGGAGGTACGATGCATTGCAGTCTTGAATAGATCAGCTTGCCATGCGGACTGCATGATGGATAGGGGGCATATCACTAGTACACGCTTCACCAGCCCCTGATTCATTAAGTAGTCTGCTGCCCATATAGCAGCGGAAGTCTTGCCTGTACCCGCCTCATTGAAACAGAACGCTCGTTTATACAGGGACAGGAACCGTGAGGTATCTTTTTGGTGAGCAAACGGCTGGAACATTCCGGGCCAGCTATAGTCACGCTCTATGGGAGAGGGAACCTTGATAGATAATGGTGCAATACGCGCAAGGCGCTGCATCTCGTCTAGCCCCCAATAAACTACAACATCAGCTATACCTTTATCTGTGCCTAAGACTTCGCTCTTGGGGATATAACTAACGATTGTTCGCGCAATGTCTTGGGGACAATGGAACCTAACTGCGCTACTATTTAATATTTCCATACTACCTATACTTAATTAAACTATGACGGACGGGGGGAGCGTCCCCCCACCCGATCAACCCCGCGCACCAAAAAGCAAATACGCTGATCGACTGATATGGTTTGGGCAAACTAGGAGTACCGCAACTGCAACCCTTCGGTAGGACACCCTACCCGGCCCACTCATACCTTATGACCGTACCTACATGATAGCGGCTATTTCCGCAATGTCAAGTTAAAATTGACATTTATTTTCGTGGTTTGCGTTCTTTTTTGCTGGTTTCGGAGACTAGGTTGCCCTGCGAGTCACGCCTGAACGAGCGATTCTTAGCTGCGCTCTCTATGCGTAAACCATCCTTATTAGAGCCACCCTTGTCTAATGCCTTGACATGGGCAACATCCTTGCCCTCTCGACGGTCTGCTTCGCCGTTGTGGTTGTCATCTGCACCTGTCTTGTCTATTGAGCGGCGACCCCGCTGGCGTTCCATGCGGCGTTCGTGTTCACCACGCGCCTTCTGTTGTTGGTACTCCAGCTTATAAGGTCTAGGTTTATTAACGTAGGGCATCTTCTTGCTCCTTCATGTGACGGATTGAGTTGAGCATGATTCTGGTTTCCACCAAGGTGGTCATGGCAGCGCCTATGGCTTCGTCATACTGTTTGTCCAGCATGGCAGCGTGAGCGCGTTTGAGTCCATCTTCTGCCATCATGCAGGGGTAAGCGTAGTCAATTACCTCGGTCATTTTGATTTGTAGAACTCACAGGTTTTAACAGGACACCAGCCGCATAGTCCAGTAGGGTTAGCTTGCCATGTGTCAGATACATAGGAATGGTGTAGCCGTTCAAGGTTCCACTTAAAATCGTCCCACAGAGAATCCTTATCATCTCGGGCATATTCGGCGGTTATGAAATGCTCGTGCATAACGAACAGTAGCCCAGCCTTGAAATGCTTGACTTCAGGGAAATGTTCAAATCCCATAAGCGCCATCAACTGAAGCTGTTTCGTGTCAGGGTACTTATTGCTCCCGGTCTTGTAGTCCACAATAAACCCTTGGTCACCATTAACCACTATCAGATCAGCGATGCCTCGCACCCAATAATCCTTAGCGCCAAAAGTACACGCCTTCTTCTCGTAAGTTAGCGCCATGCGTAGTTCAGGGAACTTTGTACCCTCCATGTCCCTAAGGGGATCAAGCTGATCTTTGAACCGTTGATAGTTCTCCTGTAGGGGAGTGCCATCCTTGACATAGTGTTCCAGCGCATGGTGAACCGCTGTTCCATACAGCATCTGCTGCGTAGGATACTTCTCCCACTTTTTAAGGACTTTAACCTCTTGATACTGTTTAGGGCAGTTGATGTAGTCTTTGAGGCCAGAATACGACCACTTGATTTCGGAAGGTTGCATGATACTGATTTAACTGAGAAGTTTAGGGATTAGTATCGTATCAGCAATCTCCGTAAGTTGCACCTACTTTTGCTTCACAGGCTACAGGCAGTTCCTTGCACCAGTCGGGCGGCGTTGACATGATACCAGTTATTGCCGCTACAGCTTCATTTACTTCATCTTCCGGCACAACACACACCGCCGCATCATGCACAGTTAAAGCTACACGGTACAGCTTGTCGATTGCCAGCATCTGCGTTCCTACGATTATCCGCGCTAGTGCCTGTACCACATTCTCTACAACGCCCCCACCCCATATGGATACCTCTCCTTTGCGTGAGTCATAGACCACACGAGATTTCCCATCCTTCTCGGCTAGGCGTAAGTTGGGGTATCTAATACGCAAACCATTGGGCAAGATGATGCTGTCCTTGTCATGAGTTACGCAACCGTGCAATCCAAACTTGATTGGCGCGGCTATGCTGTTGTTCATCATGTCATCAAGCATCTGATCAGCCTCACCCCACAGGCCGACTATCTTGTTATTGCTCCTGCGGTACAGGTCAACAATGCGTTTGCACTCAGCCTCTTCTAGCTTCACGCTTACAGGTTGAGAGGTAGACAATGTATGTTGCAGTTTTAATGCACCTGTGCCGTAGCCAAGGCCGAGTATGCAAGTCTTACCTACAAACCTTTCCGTTGGGTCTTTCTTAGAGATGGGTCGCTCGTATACATCAGTAGCAAAGATGGAGTACACATCGTCCCCGTTGGCAAACTGCTTGGTCACATCCTCCTGACCAGCGAACCACGCAAGCACCCGCGCCTCTATCTGAGAAGAGTCGCAGTTGATGACCATGTAACCATCGGGCGGAATGATCGCCTTCTTTAGTGCTTTCTTCTTAACATCTCTTGATGGAAGATTCTGGAAGTTAACCTTGTCCGTGCCAGCCCACCGACCCGTGTGCGCTCCGTAGTACTTCAGGGGGACAGGAAGCATCCCATTGTTTCTATGCCCAATAGCCCTGAAACGCTCAATGCGCTTCTCCTCCATCGTAGACTTAGTACCCAGACGCACAGCGCATAGATGCTGTATGAATACATCCTCACCTTCGGCTAGGGCAATAAAGCCCTCATCCTTCTTGGCAAGCGCGAATGCTTCCTTGCCTGTTACCGGACTAATCTTTGTAGGTGGGGTGATGCCAAAGTCTTGTAACACCTTGGCAAACTTGGCGTTGCTGGAGAGTTGCTTACGCACATCCTCCTCTGTGTCGCACTTCAACTTGTCCTTGAGTGAGGACAGTAGTTCGGACTTCTCATTGACCAGATCAGTTAGACGATCCTGCAATGTATCCTGATCCACATACAGCATTGGGTTGGTGAACATCCGTATGGTCATGTTGATCAGTTGGAGTTCTTCCGGGGGGAATGCCATAGCCATTATTGCAAACAGCTTATAGGTCAGCCGCACATCGTTCTTACAATACTCGCCGTACCGTGCCAAGTCTTCTGGCGTAAATGCGGCGCGCGACTTACCGATGGCTTCCAGTACTTCTGTACCTTTCTCTCCTATCTGGTAGCGTTCTGCTAGCTTGGCAAGTGAGCCACCTGCATCAACACCGTGAACGGCTCGTGCCATAGACAGCGTATCAAGATAGGCATGGGGTGTGATGTTGAATATCCAGCTAAGGATAGCCCCATCGAACAGGGTGTTATGTGCAAGGACGGTACTGTTCTTCCAGTCAAACTGTCTCAGCCATTTGCGTAGCGTTTCACGGTCACCTGAATTCCAAACTGGCTCCCCATCATCTACCTGTACGGCAACGCCTATGACTTCAAATCTAGGATCGCGTACATATTCTTCTGTTGTTAGCTTACTGAACCCAAAGTCCTTGGTGTAGTAAGTTTCAAAATCGACTGTGATAAAAGACAATGTATTCCCCAAGGGGGCAGGGGGCAAGCCCCCCGCCATGTTATCAAGCGATGTGTTGGCGCATGATTTCGCGCTCAAGATACCAACGCGCTTTCTCTAGGTCTTGAACCTTATTGCCCTTGTGGTCTGCTCGGGTGAGATACTTTACTACATTGCCAAGGTTGTAGCCCAGACCCTTTGCCTCAATGAAGTCTATTGTCTCAACGCCCCCTACCTTGTAGTGCGGTGGGTGATTGACCAGATCAGCTAGTACATCCTTATCTGGCTCGGTCATCGGAGCATACATCACCTCTTGCGGTGCTGGCGCTTTATCACGACGCATATAGCCACGCTTCAGCACAGACTTGCCATCCCAGACTTTAGGTATCTTAGGTATCAGGGACTCGCTTGTTTTGCGCTTGATATAGCTACGCATTTGATATACCTTCTTCACCGGAACCTTGAAATGCTTTGCTATGTCTGCGCTTGATACAGTTGGATTATCAGCAATGAATTTACTAATACTACGATTAACTAGTGTAGATTTTTTCATGGTGTGTTACTAAATTAAAATAAAGCTTCTTCGAATTTGTTTATGTAGTTTGCTAGTGATTGTTTATGAATCCTTTCTAATAGTTGTGGGTCTACTCGCACGAACGGGTCGAACATCCGTGGGTTCTGTAACACAACGCTCTTCCGTCTTGAAGGTGTGGTAGTTATGGCAGATACGCCTTCTTGTGATGGCGCCTTCTTTGGTTCTCGTTTCTTTAACATCAGTTACTGCTCCGCATTGAGGGCATCTCATGCATAAGCCTCTGCTCCTTGCCTCATTTTGTACCATACAACCCTTAAATGAAGTGCGCGTAGTTGACTGCCAGTAAACTTGTTACCCCTACCCGCATCGTAGGAGTTAATAGTTTCTAACCGCTTTAAGAATGCCTCAGGGTTCATGCCGATCAGCCTCGCAAAGTTTTTGAATCGTTCATTGTTTTTTCCAAAGAAGAATATAAGACTAGACAGCGCATCTTCATTCAAGTTAATGCGTTTCCTTCGCTCAACGGTTGTTGGCCTTTCCATTAGATCAGCCGTAGCCCTGCTGATTACCGCAGCGAGAAGCTGCGCGCTTCGTTGCGCTTGCGTTTCAATGTCGGGATGGGTGGATAAAAGATCAAACATCTTTTGCCTTAATTCCATGTGCCTCTTCAATTAACCTGACATACATAGTCATCCAGCTACCCCATCGTTTGTTGATTTCAGCCTGAGTCATGGGGGTTAATGGAATCCAATGTTCCAGCACATGGTTTATGCGACGATCTAACTCGTCAAATGCTTCGTCTTCTTCAGTCATAGTTTCCTCTCCTTCAACATGTTGTGTAGTTTCTCTTCAATGGGTGTATCAAGCCCCCCGCCAGTCCATGCGTCCCACATCCCGAGTCGTTTCTGGTTGATGGTCAAGTCACCATCCGGGCTGTTCCTCAGTAATACCCCCATGTCCGCGCAGCTTGCTGTGAATCTCTTGGGTTCCTCTTGATCGGGACAGATCGTGTATGTGTACGGTAATTTAGCCATGATTCTTCTCCTTTAATTTGGCTTCAACAGCTTTGGCAAAGCGATACATTTCGCGGGTTTCTTGGTAACCTTGTGTGCCGTGAATTTCTTCATCCGTCAGCCCTACCCATTCACGCTCAAGGTATTTACGCAGTTCGTCAATTTCCTCATGTAAACGCTGTTGAATCATTGAGTTGCTAATCATCCCATCTTGATGGTCGGGGTGTTCATTACAGCGTTCGCTAAACTCTTTTATGTCTTGGTATTTCATGTGTTCTTCTCCTTCAACTTAGCCTGAATCTGATCCATCAGCTTGCGGGTATACCCCTTGATAGGCGTGTCACCCCATGACCCGATGATCTGTTTAATCTCGTCGTCGGTTAGGTTGACCCAAGGGCGTTCAAGGTACAGGGGCCGCATCGTCTGGCCCCGGTCAGCATCATCTGGAAACTGATACAGGCGTCCTCCCCCGTCCATCCATGCTACGGGTTCAGCCATTGTTCTTCTCCTTGAGTTTGGCTTCAATGGCTTTAATAAACCCTTCAATATCAAAAGTATCTTCCCAATCCCACCATTTGAGGCTTGTAATCTCTGCCTTCTCTAACTCTGTCAGCCCTACCCATGTCTTTCTAGGTGGTACTGATGCCAACGCCAGCATGTCGTGTACCTGCCTTAATATCTTGCAGGCGGCGTTGTTTGTTTCTACCCACTCACGCTCAGTCTGCGGTGGATTCAGGCGGTCAAACATCTTCTTGCCCAGTTCGTAGAACTCTTTGTCTTTACCCGTGCTGTTGTCTTTCATAGCAGTTCCCCTTGAGTAGTATTTTTCTTCGCATATATTTGCACACGCCTCACGCTCAGTATCACGGACAAGTTCTGCAAAGTGTTCAATGTCACCATGCAGGGTCAGCCCGTTGTCTTCTATTAGTTGAAATACTGTTTTCATCTCACCCCCCAGAAATAACCCGACAGAAAGCCAATGGCGAACACCAGCGCCACTACGCCTACGATAGCCAGCCCCGTGCGGATTACGCCAGCTACGGTGTCAGCGTAGTCGTGTTCGAACCCGATGGGGTGAGACTCTTTATTTAGATATTTGTAATCATTCATACACCATCTCCTTTGCTTTTAGCGTTTAAATGGTCTGTTGCCCCCGGCCTTACTGGTGTAACCCAGTCGGTCTTGTATATTTGTTTGTCTTTCAGATGACTAAAGGTGACAGGAGGGGCTTCCCCCTCCAGCTTGTTGCGGGGCTTCCATACCTTATCTGTCAAGTGCATGATCGTCCTGATTCTCTTAGTTAGTACATCACTCATAGCTGCACCTTCTTCTGCACCTGCACAGCCAACAACCACTTGTCGCCAAGGAACCGTACTGAGCGCACCCATGCCCTCATGTTGTGCCTGTTCGTGTGGGTGGGGCACAGCGGGTTACTGAAATGCTGCCTTACTCTTATCAACATATTTGTTTTCATATTGCTTTCTCCAGAATTACTTCCTTGAGTGTCCCTACATTGGTCTCATCAATCAGCAGCGCAATGCCGCCCTTATCTTTTATTTCTGCCATGTGTGATAGCTGAAGGCGTGTAGGTTTATTTCCATTAGCTTTCACCTCTATACCTATGAACCATCCGTTGTAGCAACATAAGATGTCAGGTGCTCCTGAATTGCCATACCCACTCGTGACGGGCATGGTGTAGTACGCGCCGATTGCAGCGAGTACCAAGAGTACTTTCCTCTTAACCTTCTTCTCTGGTGTGTCTGCCATGCATCTCTCCAAGGAATGCCTGATCTAGGATCAGGATGTACAGGTTCTTAGTCACTTGCCAGCCAATGTCATCTAGCTTCTTGTCTTGCACATTGATGTATGCATCTATCGGATTTATCGCCCACTTCTCCCTGAAGTTAGGAGGGAAAGCATGGATCATAGTCATCGTTGCCTTGATCTTGTCGGGGAGCGTTTCTTCCGAGAAGTTGCGAATTTTATCCTTCCCAATGCACAAAGCATAGTTGTATTTTTCAACCATCATGGGCGTTCGATAGCTGCCAGCTATCTTTGCATGGGCAATGGGAACATAGTCTGTACCAAGTTCTCCGTCCCATTTCATGGGGCTACCTTGGGAATAAACACATACATTCCCTTGCCATCTGCTACAGCTACATCAATATCCTCGTGGTATCCCTCATCGTAGGGAAGTCCAAATTCATTCGTCTTAGTGAACTTTGGTTTACCTTGCATATAGGTGTTGATCATCTTCACATCTACTGCAATGTCTGGGCAGTCTTCCAATTTATCATAGCGTTTCAGTCCCTCATGAATCACTAATATCTTATCCTTCAAAGACATATCACCTACAAGATAGTAGCTTACATGAGCATCAGACCATTGACCCATTTGACCTATTCCTATCACAACCCTGAACCCGCCATCAGAGAATCTTTTCATGGTTACCCGCTTCTCATCGTACTTAGCAAACCTAACGCTGTATTCCTTGTAAGCATCAGTAATCATTTGAGTGTGTGTTTGTACAGAATATTTGTCTATGTCCAAATACGATTCTGCCATAGCTAGGATTGCAAGTGATCCAAGTTTAATACTCGGTTTGTTGTAATCACTATTTCCAATACTAATAATGTTAGAGGGTATATCGTTCGTAAAGATGTTAGTAACTTTCTCAATGGTAGGACTTTCACCATTTCGCTTGATCGCGGTGATTAGATGTTTTATGCTCTTGGAGGTACGGATATGTCTGCTGTTACGCCCTCCTACCGCCCTATCCTTCGCTACAATATCTTTTGCTTCATAGAAGTATTCATCCTTAGTAGTCTTATCGCCCATCACCCCGCCCTTCTTCACGCCGATAAATCCAGCGGGGATGCCAGTTACTGTAAACACACTTAACTTATTATTTTGAATGTTCGATGCCACCCTCGTATTGAAGGTATGGCAGAACTCGTTGGCGAATTTACATAGGTCGTGATTATTGTTCAACACGCCCATCACTTCTTCTGTATTCGCGTAGATAGAAATTATGCTCATTGCTTTCTCCTGTTAGTTAAAACGAATTACCTTAGACCCATCTGCCATTACTATCCGGTGTCCCCATGTAGCGGACGGAAACTCCTCCCCTGCCTTCAATTCTTTCTCCTCAAACACATGATCACACCCCATAAGAACAGTCTCGCGCAAGGTACAAGGTAAAGAATTATGTAGAGTCTTGAGGAATGATTCGTACTGCTTAGGATTGGTTTGAAAGTGGAGCCACCTTACGCCGTGAATATTATGTATTAGCGCAAAGTACACAGCGGCATCTACAAACTTATTTTCTTTTACTAGCTGAACAAAACTATCATTACTTAATCGGTATACACCATTGTACTTTTTACTTATGTCTCTTACGACTTCAACTACCCCCTCGCTAGTCATCGCATTAATCATTGGTTTATATACATTAAGAAAGTCTGTATACAAACTCATCTCCTGATCGGCTTTCTTACGATTCACCCTCCTCTGAAATACTCTATAGGGAGTTAGTGCCTTACCATCATTCAGGCTTATGCGTAGACCTTCAAACCCCGGATGAATATAGGGGTTCCTATTTATGAATCCTTTCTTAGTGTAGTTTGCACCATCTATGATTACCCCTTGGTGCTTTGAACTATGACTAACCGCTGCAAATAGCATATTACTAAGCATCATTGTTTGTCCGTTATCATTGATGTTGTGAAACTCAATTGAGTTATCACTATGCACAGTAGCAATTGCACAGGACTTCCATCGTTTCATCATGCTCTCGGTTACCGTGTCTCTACCTGCTGATGCATCATCAGCTTCTTGTCTACCGTGGTAGTAGATAGTCATAGACCCATCTTCCCTATTCACCCGGAAGTGCCGACTAGAATACTTTCTATCCCCGAGAGGGTACGCATTTGAGTTCTTGTATGGGCCTCTCGCAATGACCCTCTGCATCGCGCTGTAAGATACTTTTCGTATATCGTGGAACATAATTACTCCTTAGTTAGAGATAAATACTTTCTTGCCAGACGGCGGTTCCCATGTTTTGTTCTGTGTGACCATCCACAGAGTAGGCGCTTCTATGTCCCACACGATGTCGTTCTCCAGATACCCATCGGTGAACACCACTACGCATTGAGCGTTAATCTTCTTCTCTTTGATGTACTTCGCAACACACCCAACCCTCGTACCCCCACCACCCTTGGGCTTGAGCATCTTTGCCACGCCAGAGTAATCACCGGAGAACTTCTGCTCACCATGCACCATCGTGTCCCACCACAGGATTCTTACCATTTCAGGGGTTACTGAATCGCAGATCGACACAAACTCGGTAGCGAACTCATTCAGTTCCTTCTCCCCGATAGACCCCGATGTATCTATGGCTATGACAATCTCACCTACAGTCTCATCCTCTACCGATGGCATATAGATATCATTAGGAATCAGCCTACGGTTGAACCTCCTCCATGTGTACTCATCCTTGCCCTTGGTCTGTGCCACACACCACTCGCGGAACGCTTCCTTCCAATTAACCTTGGTCTCCAGTATCTCTGTGATATGTCTGGGTATATCCACACCTAGCCGACCAGCAAGCAACGCCCCTTCGCGCAACGCACGGTCTACTCGGGCATCCATCTCCTTCATCTTGTCTGCGTTCATCTCCTCCCCATCGCCCTCGGTATCATGCTCATCGAACTGATACCCACCTCCACCACCATCTTGCGGTTCACCCTTGCCTGAATCCTTACCTTTGCCACCACCCCCCTCTTTATCTTCCTTCAGTAACTTATATACCTCACGCATATTCATGTTGTGATACTTGTGGTCATAGCACCCGCCTTCTGGCAGTTTCACCAAGGCTTTGTCCTTGATGTTCACGATGATGTCATTGACCACATAATCAGCCGCCCGATTCGCCAAGTCCTTATCCTCTACGAATAAGTCCCTGTTGTGGATCATGTGGCGCAACGCTATGTGAAGGTTCTCGTGAAGTACGAGGCCAGTTACCTCTCGGTCATCTTTGCAAACCTCCTCCAAGAACTTACGCCCGTAGCGTTTGTTCACCCCATCCGTGTATGCAGTAATGTTGTCATCCGTCACATCGCTCATACCCATCATCATCACGCCCGAATACAACGCAGTCTCGGGGTGCTTCATCATCGCAATGTGCGACTTCTTCAGTCGCTGTTCTTGAGTCAATGCCATCATGCTCTCCAAAGTAAAAGGTCTATCAACACCACAATCAATGCAGTCATATACACCACAAAGAACGCAATCTTCTGTTTGTTTATTTTCATATCATCCCCTTACATGATCTGGAAGTTCTCAGTCGCCCACTTATTGATCTGCTGGTTGTATCGCGCAATGCGTGGCTTAGTCCGCATGATCATCGTGAAGAAGATCGACTGAACCTCGCTGCTCGGTATGCGGTTAACAAACTCCATGTAAGAGTTCAGGTCATCCTGAATCTCTATCGTGTCCACAGCTTCGAACATCATCATGATCAGCGCACTTATCTCGTCGGGTACACGGATAGTCTTAGGACTCTTGATGATCTCCTTGAAGGTAATCAGCTTGCCCTCCAGCGCAATGAACGCTGCCATACTCTTAGCTGCTGCCTCACCGATAGTCCCCGCGAGTGCCGCCATCATGGACTGCTCACCTATAACATCCTTGCTCTTGACGATGACCGATGACTTCGCTAATGACCTTGGGGACACGAACTGCCTGACCGTGCTTGATGGTTTGAAGATATACGGGTTGTCTGACTGATCAGGATCGAGATACGACTTGAACGCCTTCGTAGTCATCGCCGCCCAAGCCCGGATCGGACGCGCAACGCCCTGCTTACTTGCCCACTCGTTCCATTCCTCATGTGTCGGCTTACGCATCTTGATCTCACAGACACGGTTCGCTGCGTGCGCCATCATCGTGTCACCCACCCCATCGGTTGTGTTGTTAGATGTACCAAAGACGATAGACCCTTCTGGCAGCGGCACATCACCCACACTACGCTCCAGCATCAACCGTGTGAAGATGATCTGCAATAGCTTGGGTGCTTTCATGAACTCGTCGAGCATGATCACCTTCTTCTTGCCATTGCCCAGCTTGAACAATGAGGACACATAGTACTCAAGGGTCTTGGTCGCATGGTGCGGTATGGATGCTGCTATGTCCATCATGTCCTTGACCGGGCAATCTACATAGATGAAGTCATACTCATCTGTGCCCATCTCTACCTCAAGCATCTTGAGGATGGATGACTTGCCACACCCCGGCTCGGAGACAATGATCGGCGTGATCTCGTGACCGATAGCGCGTATGGTTTTAGCGCACTCGTTGATGTTCAGGTTCAAGGTGAAGTTAATCTGTGCCATGATATGCTTTCAGGTTGTAGTGAATTACTAGTTAAATTTCAACGGGGCAAACTTACTCAGCATCTCGTCTATGCCCTCTTTGACGGTTGCTCTTGCGTAGCTACTCTCACGCAATTCCTCCACGGTCACCCCGCGCAATGTGTCGGTGATCTCGTCGCACGCAGCATTCAGGGCTGCATTGTTTGTCAGGTTGAACGACTTCAGCGTAGTACACAACTCCTTCGCTTGCGCGAATGTTGTGTCGTATATCTTCTTGCGCCTTGCCTTGCCATCTTCCCCTGCTACTGTCTCAGTACAGGCTGCACTCATCCTGCCAGCTATGCTGACCAACTGCTCGGATGCATCTGCCATCACCTGATCAATGATGGATGTGACCTGCCTCTCGTAGTGCTTCTTCAGATCGTCTGCGACTTCATCAGATATAGAGGAACGAAAGTCCCCGGCCGGTACATCGGTAACGAACAGCTTGATACGAAACTTGCCCCGCACTTCTTCCACTTCAGGATACTCTGAACGGTTAAACATATCGCCTTGCTTGAACGCCGCATCGCTGATCATCTGTGGATACTCCGTAAGGAACTCCTCCAGCAACTCTTTGAACTTGATCTCATGCAACCTGTACTCTGACATGAACCTCTCAAAGTTAATCATTGGGAGAAGCCGCATCGACCCACTCCAGTCATAGGTGACACGCTGAAGCCAGTTATAGACGGTCTGCCGATAATTCAGCAGCGTCTTATGCTTGATACTATTTGCCAACAGATTCTTTGTGAACCTGCCCGAGTCCGCATCTGCATTCTTCGCTGCGGTCACCTCATTGGAGATGGCGCGGTCTTGCTTGGTTGCGCTCCAGATGTTCATGTCCACGGTGACGATGTGTGCAGATGTTGCAAGGGAGATAATGTGCTTGGGGGAATTGAGTTCCATGATGCTTCCTAATAGTTAATGATTCAGGCCGAGGTGAACTTGGGATTTAATTGCTTGAGTAGACTCCTATCAGATATGTATATGTAATTGCTCTTGTTCATGGGCGCTATCGTGTGCTTGCGCTCACGCGCCACATCTTCCCCGCATGGCAGGCACAGGTTGTACCCTGCATTGGCTCGTTTGGCAGAGTAGATTTCACCGCACGCATTGCACAGGGGCTTCATGCGCCTCATACCTCGTCCCGGTTGACGGTCTTGGTTATGACAGAATAGCTAAGGTTTGTACCATCGTTGGTATTAGCCCTGCGACACAACTCCATGTCGTGAAAGGCTGTACGCTTATCCGCATACGCCCCCAACACCCCACCATCGCACATGAGGATGTGAACCTCATTCTTCGGGAGATGCTTGGCTATGACTTCAGCAAAGGCTGAAACACTAAGCATTGTTTGCTCTTGCTCTTGCGCCTCATAGAGGGCAGACTTGACTTGACCCATGACTTACTCCTTGAACTGAATTGAACTGATTCGGTAGGAAACTCTCCCACCGAACCTCCATTGTACCACAACTTGACGAATAAACATAGGTGTTTACCCTAACTTTTTTACTAGTGTGCTGTGGTGGCTGCATGAATCTGTACGCAGATCATGTACACGGCATCCTCCGTTGGCTCAATACCCGCCTCGCGTAGTGCATACGCTTCGCATACCGGACACCCCGGCTCGTATTCTGGGCATGGCTCACCCCAGACTTGTTCCATAGTCGGCTTTTTCATTTCAGTCCCCTATGAAGTCCCGCACCCAGTCGATGCGGACTTGGCGGGGTGTATGTGAATGCTGCGTGCATGGTGCTTCTCCTAACTGAATTGAACTGAATGTAATTCAGGTGAACCTGAATCGCTATTTGAAGGGGGGGACAATGAATTCTCTCTCCCTTCGCCTCCATTATAACACAAATACAAGATACCACAATAGTTTACGAAAAAATGTTGAGCAGGGGGATTTTTGGGGGTAAAAGGCGATATATGTAAAAAGCTGTTGGAACTGGAATAAATATTGGAATCGGTGATTGTGGATAAGTCGGGGAAACGGGATTTGTAAGTGGTTGATCTATATAGAGAAAGAAAGAGAGAGTAGTAGTAGTATATATATATATATGTATAAATTCCAAAATTCCACGATTCCACAACTTTCTGCATTTTCAGCGAGGCCGGGAGGATGACTGGGAGTACGGAGTTGGGATTTGCATAATCACTCGCTGCCAAAAAGCTACTACGAAAAACGCTCCGTGGGGTCGTATTCGATTTTGATTTTGGAATTTTGGAATATCCACAGGTTATACATGGAAAAAGCCTTTAGAATCAAGCACTTACAGAGTTCCACACAGCTACAAAAAGTATAGCAAATTTGGAATTATATGTAAAATTTATTCCAATTCTGGAATTCCACGATTCCAACTCAGTTCCAATATTCTGGAATCGCTCTGGAACTATGGAATCGGGTGACCAATTCAGGTTGACCTGAAACGCTATATAAGGAATCGCCTAATGCTTGCTTGGCGCATTTCAACCCCTTGCCATGCACGCACACACGCACTTGCTCACGCGCGCCGACACATAACTGGTATCTTAAGAAACCTTGGGACAAAAAAAACCCCACACAATCTTTCGACTGTGTGGGGTTCGTGGCGCTTATTTGTTGTACGCTGTCCAGAAGGCTATGATTGCAAGGCCGTATTTCTCAGGGTTTGCTGTCGTATCACCACGCGCCTTCGCAGATTTCACGCTTTTCTCGCCTTCTGCGAATTTTGCCTTCTGCGAATCTGTGAACAACTTTGTCTCGCCACGCTTGCGTGCAACCTTGCCTAACAGATTTTGTGCGGCACTTATAAGGCGTTTAAAATTGTCGCTGGAATGCTTGGATACTTCCGCGCGGCACGCTACTATGTGAGCATACTTGGCTGCACCTAGTTCGGCCTTGTTATTTGCTGTAGTTAATGCTTGCTGAGTCCATGACATAACATAAGCCACCGTGAAGGCCACGCGCTCGCCTTTCCAATCTAAATCCTTATCCTCACGCCCGAGTTTAATAAGCGTGCCGCCTTCACCGATACCATATTGACCGAATCCCGTTTTGCCGCCGTTGTCCCACAATTCGGCGGCGTGTAGTAAGAATCCACTGACCAATTCGGCGCGGGTAGTTTCGGCAATATCGCCGATTTTCTTCGCCTTCGAAAATGTAGAATCTTTCCCGATGACATACTGCGCTATCGCAGCCATGCCAGTAGCGTTTACGCTGGCTTTGTATCCAGCGTCACGCAAGGAAGTAATCAACAAGTCCGAAGGAAGAGGTTTATTTGCTTTTGACATAATATACTTTCAAGAGTTTCAACGAACTGTCCGAAAATATTCCTATTCCCGATCCAGTAAGGCAATATTAGCGCATACCGTGGCAAATGTCAAGTTTCAGGCGGAACTGAATCACTATATAAGGATTCAGACCACGCGCAACCACGCACGCGCATAGCCGCGCCCGACGACACATAACTGGTATCAAAGGGATATTGGGCACAAAAAAAGGGACAGAGCCGAAGCCCTGTCCCTTCTCATGTTAGTCGCATTGGATCTCGTACTTCTCGACTACCTTCGTCTCCGTGCCCACTACGATGCGTCGGCAAGTTGCGCTGTCGTCTTTCACATACGCTGACAGGCTGACTACAATCCCGTCTGGCAGTTTAAAAGTGTAGTCACGATTGATGCTGCTGCTGCTGGGCCAATCGCGCGTCGTTGGGTCACCCACTACCTTATCGTTAAGGTAATCAAGAAGCTTGGCAAGCCGTTCGCACTTGAAGCTATCCAAGTTGTAGATCGTCGCGCTAATCTGTACATCATTACCAGACACATAGACCGACACATAGTCAATCTCCATTGTCAAAACGTCGACAATCGGTTCGATCTTTTTAGCCATCTTCTTAAGAAGCTTGATCTCTTTCCGTTGCTGTGCGATTGACTCCAACACAATGTTGATGCTGCGGGCCACTGTCTCTTTTGCTGTTGCCATAATGCTCTCCGTTAGTTAACAAACTGTCCAACAGCATTCCTGCTGCTGATCCAGTAACTTAACTATAAGGGATCGGGTCTCTTTTGTCAAGTTATCAGAGGTATTCGCGTCCTACGGAGCGCCGTTGCCATCGCACGCACTCAGACGCCCGACGACAAATAACTGGTATCATAAGAAATCTAGGCACAAAAAAAGGGAGCCGAAGCTCCCTTTTTTACGAGTACGCCTTTTTCAGCGATCTGAATTGCATCCTCCAGCATCGCTTTTCTCCAAAAGTGAGTATCCGGCAGCCTTCACCTCTTCCGAGGTCGGGCGGCAGTAGCCGCTAAACTCGTACCCCCTCCAGTCGGCACCGACTGGAAACACATTTGTCACTTCAAGCTCATCATCAATGATGGTGTAAGTTGCACCGTAATACTGTGTCATGCTTCTCTCCAAAGAACTTCTAGGCATGATTGCTTTCGAAGTAATTCAACTATGCCATATCCTCTTCTATTTGTCAAGTTATCGGCGGATAGCGACCCCATGCCCCCTTTTCTCAGATGAGCCTCCCCCTCGCCCCCTTACCCCATAACTTGCACAAACCACACAACACTTTTCCAAATCCCCCCACTCCCTACTAAGTTAGTATCCACTACCCACCCCCCTACAAAACAAAAACCCAAACTAAAAAATATTTCTACAAAAAATTCTGAAAAACGTGGTACATTACAAACTTACTAACGGAGTGCCCTTTTCCTCCATGATAGAACTTGTCCCTGACATAGACGAAGACATCCCCCTGCCGTCCTCTGCAACAGAGGCCATGCCCTACCTCACTTCCCGTGAGGAACTAGAGATGCGTGGACGCACGATCAAATTAATATCTGATCTAACAGGCAACCCGATAGAGCCAACAGAAGCTGACCGAGGCGAAGCCTTGAAGCTGGCTCACAACATGATGATCAACCCGGCGCAGTCACCCAATCTTGCGGTTTATGCCAATGAGACCCTTGCCTATTTAGCAGGCATGGTTGCCCAACACGATACCTTGGTGGTCAAGGAACTCTCTGACCTTAAGAAGTACATTGTTAATAAGCTCATTGCAGAGACGGATAGCCCTGATGCCAAGACAAGGCTTGTTGCCTTACGCGCTTTGGGTGAAGTAGATGGGGTAGATGCCTTCAAACGGCGCTCTGAGATCACAGTTAAGCAGCAGTCTATTGAGGAAGTAGAGAAGGAACTGCTTGAAACCCTTGCTAAACTGGAGCGGCGCACAGTAAATGTAGAAGCAATAGTGGTAGACAATGCGGTTAACGCCTGAACTAGTGGCGCAGCTTAAAGCTGCCCTGCCTACTATGCCTGATGACATGAAAAGGCGTACCCTAGAGCTACTAAAACAGTGGGATAGTGAGTCAGTACAGCTAGTGGCACAGGAATCTATACTGGAATTTGCCAATCATGTCTATCCGGGGTACAAAGTAGGCCCACACCACCGTAGACTAGCCAAAATCTTTGAAGAAATAGCGGCAGGTAAGAAAAAGCGGGTCATTGTTAACATAGCGCCGCGACATGGTAAGTCAGAACTCATATCCTATCTTGCCCCTGCATGGTTTTTGGGCAAATACCCCCATAAAAAGGTCATAATGGCCTCACATACCGCTGATTTGGCGGTAAATTTCGGGCGTAGAGTGCGAAATCTGGTCAGTTCTGACCCGTATAAAGACATATTTCCGCAGGTAGAACTGCAAGCTGACTCTAAAAGTGCATCTAGATGGGGGACAAACTTCAATGGAGAGTACTTTGCAATTGGTGTCGGTGGTGCTTTGGCTGGCCGTGGCGCTGACCTGTTTATTATTGACGATCCACACTCTGAACAGGACGCGAAACAAGGAAGATCGGATGTTTTTCTTCCTGCTTGGGAGTGGTTTCAGTCTGGGCCTATACAACGGCTTATGCCCGGTGGTGCAATTATTGTTGTCATGACCCGGTGGAGTAAGTTGGACTTAACGGGGCAGATTGTTAGCCAGATGGCTAAAGAAGAAGATGTGGATGAGTGGGAGGTTGTAGAGTTCCCTGCCATACTCAACGACAAGCCGCTTTGGGGTGAATTTTGGTCGATTGAAGAACTGCTTGGGAAGAAAGCAGGGATGGATCCCCGGTACTGGCAAGCCCAGTATATGCAGAATCCTGTGTCAGAAGAGGGTGCGCTACTTAAGAAGGAATGGTGGAATATATGGGAGAAGGACAGCCCACCGGAGTGTGAATTCACTATTATGTCCTTGGATGCTGCTCAAGAAGCCAATAATAGGTCTGATTACAATGCACTGACTGTATGGGGAGTGTTCTTTAATGAGGTCACTAAGGCGTACAACATCATTCTACTTAACGCAATTAAAAGACGCTTGGAGTTTCCTGATCTTAAGAAGCTGGTACTGGAGGAATATAAAGAGTGGCAACCTGATGCGTTCGTGGTTGAAAAGAAGTCAAATGGCGCTGCGCTCTATCAGGAACTAAGGCGTATGGGGATTCCGGTGGGGGAGTTTACTCCGGGCAAAGGACAGGATAAGATAAGCAGGGTGAATGCTGTTTCTGATTTGTTTTCATCGGGGATGGTATGGGCACCTGATCGCAGGTGGGCTAAGGAGGTCATTGAGGAGTGCAACGACTTTCCTAGCGGAACGAATGATGACTTGGTGGACTCCACGACACAGGCCATCATGCGGTTTAGGCAGGGTGGGTTTATCCGCTTGCCGTCTGATGAGCCAGAACCGATACGGGAATTTAAGAGTAGTCGCAACGCGGGGTTCTATACAATATGACAACGCAAAAGTTTGCTGGGTCTAATCAGCTTATAAATAGGCTTACTGCGCAAGTGGGGTCTAGGGACAAGGCTTTAAGCATCCTGCGTGAACGAGGTCAGATGTATCAGGGGTCAGAGAAATTTACTCCCGCAGGGGCTAAACGCAATGCGATGACTGCCCAAGAACGAGCGATAGATAGAGCATCAACTAGATCAGGTAATGCGCCTGAAGCGTACAAGTACAGCCTGAAGACAAACCGAGCTACATTGAAGTAAGGATACGACATGGCAACCAACATAGACAAGTCTTTGTACCAAGCCCCTATGGGCTTATCTGATCTAGCGGGGCCGGATATTGAGATAGAGATAGAAGACCCTGAGGCTGTACGCATTGGGATCGACGGCATAGAGATTGAGATAGAGCCGGGAGAGGATACGGCTGAAGACTTTGAGGCGAACATAGCCGACTACATGAGTGACTCTGAGTTGGACAGTCTAGGGTCAGAGCTAGTTGAGGACTTTGGCAAAGACATGATGGATCGTAAGGAGTGGATACAGACCTACGTTGATGGGCTTAAGCTGCTAGGTCTTAAGTATGAGGAGCGCACGGAGCCTTGGAACGGGGCTTGTGGTGTATTCCACCCGATGCTTACTGAGTCTGTGGTTAGATTCCAGAGTGAAGGGATCATGGAGACATTCCCTGCTGCGGGGCCAGTCAAGACCCAGATCATTGGGAAGGATACCCCGGAGAAAGAAGAAGCTGCTACCCGTGTCCGTGAGGATATGAACTACCAGTTGACCGAGGTAATGCACGAGTACCGCCCGGAGCATGAGAAGATGCTGTGGTCGCTGCCACTAGCAGGTAGTGCGTTCAAGAAGGTCTATTACGATCCAAGCAAAGGTCGGCAGGTTTCGATGTTTGTTCCAGCAGAAGAGATCGTTGTTCCGTATGGAGCGTCTAGTCTGGAGTCAGCAGAAAGAGTTACGCACATCATGCGTAAGACTCCGAACGACCTGAAGAAGCTGATGGCTGCTGGGTTCTACTCTGATGTTGAGTTGGGTGAGCCGACAAACGAGCTAGATGATATTGAGAAGCAGAAGGCCAAGGATCAGGGGTTTTCAGCTACCTATGACAATAGATACCGCATTCTTGAGATGCAGGTTGACCTTGACCTGAAAGGCTACGAGGATGTAGATAAATACGGAGAAGTCACGGGTATCGCGCTACCGTACATTGTTACCCTTGAGAAGGGGACTTCTAAGATTCTGGCTATACGGCGTAATTGGTACGAGGATGACAAGCTAAAACTCAAGCGCGATCACTTTGTACACTACCAGTACATCCCCGGCTTTGGGTTCTATGGGTATGGGCTAATTCACCTGATCGGTGGGTATGCTAAAAGCGCGACCATATTGATGCGGCAGTTAGTGGATGCTGGCACATTGAGTAACCTTCCCGGTGGTCTGAAGTCTAGGGGCTTGCGGATAAAGGGAGATGACACTCCGATAGCTCCGGGGGAGTTCCGGGACGTAGATGTGCCATCAGGATCAATCCGTGACAATATTCTACCGCTGCCATACAAGGAGCCGAGTCAGGTTCTGTACACGCTGTTTCAGAATATTGTTCAGGAGGGACGGTCATTCGCCTCTGCTGGAGATATGAATGTAAGCGACATGTCGGCGCAGGCTCCAGTAGGCACTACTCTGGCTATTCTTGAGCGGACGTTGAAGGTAATGGGCGCGGTTCAAGCCCGGATGCACTTTTCGATGCGGCAAGAGTTTAGGCTCCTCAAGCACATTATTGCGGACTACACGCCCGAGGAGTACAGCTACGACCCTGAGGAGGGGGATAGGAAAGCGAAGAAGTCTGACTATGATGCGGTAGATGTGATACCCGTGTCGGATCCGAATGCGGCTACGATGGCACAGAAGATTGTGCAGTATCAGGCGGCACTTCAGTTGGCTCAGACAGCACCGCAGTTGTATAACCTGCCCCTGCTCCACAGGCAGATGATTGAGATTCTGGGCATAAAGAACGCAGCTAAACTGATACCGCTTGAGGATGATCAGGTACCGATAGACCCGGTGCAAGAGAACCAGAACTTGCTTAACCACAAGCCAGTCAAGGCGTTCATGGAGCAGAACCATGAGGCTCACATAGCCATGCACATGGGGATGATGCAGGATCCGAAAATTATGATGCTGCTTCAGAATAACCCGCAGGCTCCCATGCTACAGGCGGCAGTTATGGCACACGTTAATGAGCATATAGGGTTTAACTACCGCAGGGAGATAGAGACTCGCATCGGCATGACGCTCCCCGGTGAAGAGACTAATAAGCACGTTCCGCAAGAGATGGCTGATCAGATTGCTGTGCTTACGGCACAGGCGGCTACGGCGATGTCCCAGCAGAACCAAGCGATGGCTGCTCAACAACAGGCGCAACAGAAGATGCAAGACCCGATTATTCAGATGCAGATGCAAGAGCTTCAGCTTAAAACAGAAGACCTGAAACTCAAGCAGCAAAAGCAGATCATCGACGCTACGGCTAAGGCTGATCAGATCAGGGTTGAAGAGTCACGGATTGCGGCGCAGAAGGAGATTGCAGCTATGCAGGTAGGGGCTACGGCTGCGGCAGCACGGGATAAGCTTGCTAAACAACAGGAGCTTGAGGGAGCGCGAATGGGTATAGATATAGCTAAAAGTAAGGCACAATTGTCTCACCAGCGTTCCACCCAGATCATTCAGAATCGTCTACCACAGAAAGGTTAATAATTGGAAACACATAAGATACTTGCACATATCGCCAAGGAAATTGACAAGCACCGAAGCGATCAGGCTAGCTTTCTAGCCTCAGGTAGAGCAGGAGATTACGCCGAGTATCGGCACGTTTGTGGGGTTATCCGGGGTCTAACCTTCACAGATCAAATTGTCAAAGACCTCGTGCAAAGAATGGAGATTAACGAAGATGAGTGAACTTCTAATTGGACAATCGCTAGACCCTAGCGGCCCCGTATCTGTGCTACCCGATAGCGCGGAAGAAAAGGCCAAGCAGATTCCAGACCCCGCTACTTACCACGTTCTGTGCGTTTTACCAGAAACGGAAGATAGGTACGACAACGGAATACTGAAATCTGGGCAGACTATGCAGTACGAGGAATTGCTTTCCCCAGTGCTGTTTGTCATCAAGATAGGCCCAGATGCCTTCAAAGACGAGAAACGGTTCCCTAGTGGGCCTTCTTGTAAGACAGGTGACTTTGTTGTGGTTCGCCCTAGTTCGGGGTCCCGGATGAAGATTCACGGGCAGGAATTTAGGATCATCAATGATGACTCTATTGAAGCGGTTGTTCAAGACCCCCGTGGCATTACACGGGTATAAGGAGTAGAAAATGGATAAAGAAGAATTTGAGTTTCCTGATGAGAAGGAAGCTAAGGCTAATGAAGTTGAGATAGAGATTGTTGATGACACCCCGGAGGTAGACCGTGGCAAATCGGCTATGGCTGCTCCTGTTGATGAAGTAACGGATGAAGAACTGGCTTCATACGACGAAAAGGTACAGAAGCGGATTAAGAAGTTCACCAAGGGATACCATGATGAACGACGGGCTAAAGAGGAAGCTTTCCGTGAGCGTGAGGCTGCTGAAGGCTTTGCGCGTTCCATATTTCAGGAGAACAAACGGCTACAGAGCCAGCTAGCTAACGGCAGTAATGCGTATATAGAGCAGTCTAAATCTGCTGCTACGCAAGAGCTTGAAGCGGTAAAGAAACGGTACAAGGAAGCTTATGAGTCTGCTGACTCTGACGCGATGGTTCAGGCACAGGCAGATATTGCCAAAGCTACCTTGCGACTGGATAAAGCGGAGAATATGCGACCTGTTCAGGTCGAAGAACGGGAGATGCCTGTTGCGCAGCAACAACAGCAACAGCCACAAAAATCTACGGTAAATCCCCGCACTCAAGAGTGGATAGACGCTAATAATGAGTGGTTTGGCGCTCCCGGCTTCGAAGATATGACTATGATGGCAATGGGGCTTGACAAAAAGCTTCAGCGCGAGTATGGTGCGGACTATATCGGTAGTGATAAATATTTTAAGAATATTGACACTACAATGCGAAAGAGATTCCCCGAGCATTTCGGGAGCCAACCGGATGAGGAAGAAACCCCTCGCCGTGCAAGTAGACCAGCTTCTGTGGTAGCCCCGGCTACGAGGAGCACACCGCCTAACCGTATTAGGCTCAAGGCATCTGAGGCCGCGATTGCTCGTAGGCTTGGGGTTCCTTTAGAGCTTTATGCTAAACAGGTTGCTAAACTGAATACGAGTGGAGTATGAATATGAGTGAAGTTAAAACAGGTCGTTTGAATCGAGAACTTGAAACACGAGATACCGTTGAGCGCCCCAAAAAATGGTCGCCTCCTCAACTGCTGCCAGAACCCAATCCAGAGCCGGGTTATGGATTTCGTTGGATTCGATTGAGTACGCTTGGTGTAGCTGACGCCATTAACATATCTTCCAAGTTACGAGAGGGTTGGGAACCTGTGAAGGCATCGGATCATCCTGAAGTGCAATTGATGGGAGGGCAGTCTCTGCGTTTCCCCGATAGCATTGAGATTGGTGGCCTGCTGCTTTGCAAAACACCTG